TGCTATACCTTTATCAACTGCTTCCTTTGCTATATCGATTGTACCAAACAGTACGCAGTACCCAGGCACTTGCCATTTTTTAAAATACGGATTCCAGCTAATCTCATAACCTTTGTAATAAATCTTTTTAACCTTTGGCATTCTCTTGCCTCCTCTTTGGTATCACTACTTTGTGATATGCAAACTCAATGCTCTGCTCAGGTGTATAGTTCTTGCCCAGGAAGAAGTAAATCATATCTGCTGCGTCTTCATCCAAGAAACATTGTATTGTCATCTCGTTCATCTCTTCCTCAGTATAGTTCTCAAGTCGTTTCCGTCTTATATTACGACTATATTGCTGTCGTGTCTTCAAGTCAATTAACTCCTTGCGCTTCATACGTTCAAGTCGTTCAGCCTCTTCAATCATTTGTCCCACAGATTGCGGTGGGTCGTCATACAGACTGCGATTGACTGCTGCTAACGATGGTTTTCGTTTCATGTTGTCCCTCCTCACATGATTTAATCTTATCATTTATTATATACATTATATCATAAAAGTATTAAAATGTAAACTAATATTTACATTTTTAATACATTTCAGGAGCTATTATTTACATTCTCATAGCATTAACTCTTGCATTAAGACGTACTTTTCATGCAATACATTGATTGAAAAAGTTGTCAACTTTTCGTTAAAATGTATACATTACATTTGCATTTACATGATGATTACATGATGATTACATCTTTATTCTAAAGTGACATATTTAATGTAAAAGACAGCTTTTTAATGTAAATGCAATGGATACATCTTATTTTACTTAAAGTAAAATTGTACTCAAAAAATAAAAATGTAATTGTTATTAATAACAATTACATTTTTATTGTACCGGGAGTTGTTGAGTTGATAGAGTGATAGTTATATGTCTAAATAGTAGTCTAGGTCTTGATTGTAAGGGCTATCAATATCTATGCGGCTTATTATATCTGCGAACACTGACCGGACTGGTTCTGGCATCTCATGTGGTTTATATTGTATGTCTGCGTCCACTGCGATGTAAGGATAGTATTCTGCGTATATGTGGTAGTCTAATAGCGTGTCTGGTTCTGCCGCAATGTATGCCTGACTATCCTGTGGTAATTCTGCTATGGCCACAAACCGAAGATTGCTCAGTGGATGTATGTCTGTGGTATCATAGGCAGGGATGTTATTGAGATTGAGTCGCGGCAGGAAGAATGTTTGATTATTTGATGATTCTGGGGTGAAATGCGTCCCTTCACGCGCGTCGTTTGAACATTTTAAAACATTATGGGGTAGCATAGTGTCCTCCTCAATTAAGTTAAAAAAAAATAAGGGGTTTCCCCCTTATTTTATTGCATTTAGGTCAAATGCGTACTTAGCGGCAAAGTATTCAATTACATCTGCGTTGGCTGTTTTATTGAATACCCAATTTGATTTGTGTTCATGACCTATTGCAGTTGCGAAGTATTTACGCAGGTGGCGTCGTACTGTTTTTCCCCCATCATTGAAGAGGAATAATTTGTCAAGTGTTGCCGGAGTAAATGTGTCAGGAATAACTGCAATTATGCTTGAAATATCAACTCTCTTCTCAGGTTGCTTGGGTTCATTGATAACCGGAACCTCTTCCTTAATTTCATTAATTGCACTTTCGATGAGTTGCTCCATTGCGTCGTCTTGAGGCATAACCTCTGCCTTAGGTATAACTTTGTCTTTCTTCGCCATATTCGTGGCCTCCTTCGATATAATCAATACATTAATGTATTGTTAATTACATTATATGATAAGTCGCATAAAATGTCAATACAGATTCTTGTAACATTTTTATTACATTAATGTAACATTTACATTATACATGAAATGAATAATCATGCAGATGAAATGCATCGGTTACATTAATGCAGCGGTTACATTAATGTAATGATTGTTAGTTTGTAATCATTACAAGTTAACAATCATTACAATAACCCATAACCCATACCCCGGTATGGACCCCACGCCCATGGCGGTTTGCATTTTGGGTAGAGGTCACTCCTCGCGCACACGCGAGTACACGCACGAGTACACGCATAAGGACCTACCCCCGTAGGCCAACCCCATACCCCCCCCAGTTCATATAATAAAAAATTGTATATTTTTAGGAATTCTTCATGAAAATAGGGACCTTTAAATACATCTATTTGATACACTTATATACATTATGATATAAAATATCATCAAAATTTTAAAGTTATTTTAAAGGCATTTAAAAAATTTTTGTTAAATATTTACAAATTAGGTATTGACTTTTTCATTGAATTATGTTATAATACAATTAAGGTAAAGTATGGTATAAAAGGAGGACGCGATATGTCAGAGATACCACAGAAAATTAAAGACGATATGACAGCTGTACTCCAAGAATATGCAAATCTTGGAGTTATTGGTAGAGCATGCGATAATGCTGGCGTTCCCCGTGGTAAACATAAAGAATGGCTGGAGAAGTATCCGGTATATAAGGAAAGATTTGAAGAAGTCAGGGCTATGTTCGTTGATGGACTTGAGTTGATAGCTATTGAACGTGCTAAAGAGAAAAGTGACAGCTTATTGACTTTAATGCTGAAGTCTCACAGACCAGAGATATATGGAGATAGAAGTGAAGTCAGACATACCGGAATTGGAAACCAGATACAGCTTGTGTTTGCTGAGGGGCTGTTGAATGACGAAGAGAAGAAATTATTAACGCAAGAACCTGAGGAAGAAAATGGCTAGGAAGAGGATTGGGCCGGCTCGGCGACTGGCGACATATGACCCACATCCCCATCAGATTACGTTTCACCAGGACTTACATAAATATAGGGCGCTTGTGTCAGGTGTTGGTGCTGGTAAAACCCGTATGGGGGTTGAAGAGGTTATTAAATGGACTCAGCTGTACCCAGGTAGTCTTGGTGTTATTGGTAGGTTGACTGCTAAGTCGTTGAAGGAGACTACTCAGAGAAGGTTCTTTGAGGTGTGTGACCCTAAGCTAATTGAGGCGTTTAATCAGTCTGATGCCCACCTGTGGATAAAGACAAATGAGATTGATGAAGATGGAGAACCTGTCTATAGTGAGATACTGTTCATGCACTTGGATGACCCTGGACCACTTGGTTCCTTGGACATTTCTTACTTTTGGATAGATGAAGCTCATGAGCCAGATGGTACCGAAGTACCTGAAGCTACGTTTGATATGCTGTGTGCCAGACTTAGACATCCGATTGGGCCATGGAGAGGATTTGTAACTTCTAACTCCGGTGGTAAGGATTGGGTTTGGAATAAGTTCTTTAACCCTGCTAATAGGCATATCATGCTTGAGTATATTGGTTGGACTGTTCCGACTAGGGCCAATGCTAAGTATTTACCTCCGGGTTATGTTGAAGAGTTGGAGAGAACCCATGATAAGGTTTGGGTTGAGAGGTTCCTGAACGCATCGTTTGATGCATTTGAGGGGCAGATATTTACTGACTTTGTAGAGGAATTTCACACATTTAAGCCGGATGACCTCGAGATTAGTCCGTTTTGGGAACATGGTGCTGGGTTTGACTTTGGAGTTAGTGCACCTACCGCTTGTGAGTATGGTTGCATAAATCGAGATGGTCAGATAATCATATATGATGAGGACTATGAAGCCGAAGCTGATATAGCTAAGTTCGCTGCAGGGATGCTAAAAAGAGGATTTAATTTCTCGTATGCTGACCCGTCTGTAGTAACAAGGGGACCGAATAAAAAGAGTCCTAAGCAGTTGTATCAGGAGGAAGGTGTATCACTTATACCAGCTTCTAATGATGAGGACTTTTTCATAACTTACTTCATAAAATTACTAAGAGAAAGACTTCCTGATGGTAGGCCGAAGATACTGATTAGTACTAAGTGCAAGAACTTGATTGAGCAAATTAAGCAGGCAGCTTGGGACCCTAAGACTGTAACTGGTACTACTCACGATAAAGTTAAGAAGATGGAGAACCATGCTCTTGACGCATTTAAGTATTTTATAAATGGTGTAGCTTTTATGCCAGGCAAGCTAGATCCTGTGGTACCTCAGTCTGGGCTTAAGGCTGATACTATAACTGTGAATGGAAACTGGGTACATGAGAGTTATATGGATGATGAAGACTTAGAGCAGGAGAACTATTGCCACCCTGAGGTAAAGGAGGCGATAAATAATGTACTATATTCTAACTGAGATACTTGCTATATGTGCGTTTATTTTAGGCTATATACTTGGTAAACGGAATGAAGTTAAAGAAAGAATTGTATATAAGACTGTTGAGTTGGATGAAGACATGGACCCGATTTCACCTGAGGACCAACAGTTGTATAAAAAATTAGAGGAGGCAGTAAGGTATGGCGTTGTTCAAGAAGAAGACTATTGAAGAGTTCGACTTCGTACAAAGTGAAAAAGATACTGAACTATTAAACTACATTATGGAGCGATATGTTGCTGCTTATTCTGCTAAGCAATCGTTGGGGCTCGATGAGTTATGGTCCAAGTGTCAAGACTATTGGGCTGGGGATGTAAACTTACCTGAGAGTGAGGAAGATCCAGGCTCTGAGACTAATATTATTCAACCGATAATTGAGTCTCAGGTAGCTGATATTGTTAATGGAGACATTGATATATTAGTTAAAGGATTAGGACCATCTGACCAAGTGTTTGCAAGAGACGTTACTCAGATACTGAAGTGGATTTGGCACCATAATAAAATGACTGAGAAGCTTGATGGGGCTGAGAGAGATAGATTAAATCTTGGAACTGTTATATGGAAGGTATTTTGGGACCCTGACGCTATGGGTGGTAGAGGGATGCCTACCCTGTGGCCATTAAGTCCTGACTCGTTCTTCCCTGACCCCAAGGTTACTGACCCTAATAATTTGCAAGATGCTGACTATATAATACAGACTTCATGGCACTCAAGAAGAAAACTTGTCCAAATGTTTGGTGAAAAAGCTAAGAGAGTTAAACCTGAGAGTAATGGTGTTGCTTATGACCCTAGAATATTTGGAGAAGCTGACTATGCAGGAACTGATGCTATTATGAATGACCAAGCTTTGTTAATTGAATTCTGGGAGAGAGATGAAGATGGTAATTTAAGACTTGTGTATTGTACTAGAGACGTTATATTAGCTGACTCCGCTGAGGACGACCAAAAAGCTATAATACCTGAGGAGACAAATAAATACCCATTCGTTATGGTAGTTGGATATAAACGTAAAGGTAGAATCTGGGGAATGGGTGATACTGAACAGCTTATTCCGGTACAGGATATAATAAATGACTTAGATGACCAAATACGCATGAACGCAAGACAAATGGGTAATGCTCAGATAGTGGTAGGTATAGGTTCTGGTATTAATGTTAGAAAATGGACTAATAAACCTGGTCTTAAGATACCAGCAAAAGACCATACAGCATTTCAAACAGTACAACCACCATTTATTCCAGCTTATGTAAATAATAGACGTGAGAAGGCATTTTATGAGTCTGAACTTGTGTCTGGTCGTTCTGAGGTGGTTGAAGGTAGAAGATCTGGTTCACTTAGAGCTGCATCTGCTATACTTGCGTTACAAGAAGCTGGCTCGAGAAGAGCTAATCATAAAAAATTAATGCTACAAACCGGTATTAGAGATTTACTTGACATAACACTTGACTATGTTAAGGAATTTATGACTACTGAGCAGGCATTTGACATAACTGAAAAAGACAAAACTGAGTACCTGTGGTTTAGAGGTTCTGACCTTAAAGAAATACCACAGTTGACATATAATGAGAATTTTGACCCAGAGAGTGATGACTTAGAACTTAAAGGAAGATATAAACCACTTTATGATGAGCCGACTGTAAATGAGTTCGGTGAAGAACAACCTGGTGAACTTATGACTAAAGTTGCTGAGTTCGATATTGAAATTCATATTGGTGCTGGTATGCCTAATAACAAATCATTCTTATATGAGGCTGCTGTTGAGCTCCATAGAGAAAATATTACTACTACTGAAGAAACAAGAGCTACATTGAAACAAGTACTTAACTGGCCTATAATTGACCCATGGTCACCAGAAGGAGTATTTGCCGGTCGAAATAGTTCTGCAGACCAACTTGATATAGCCAATTCCATAACGGGTCAACAGCCGATAATGCCTCCAGAGCAACCACCGATGCAATCCCCAATGCAGCCTGTCCAACAATCCACTGTTGACCCAGCTATAATTCAGAGACTGCAGCAAATGGTAAGTTCTGGTACTGTAGACTATGCACAGTTACATGCTTTGCTTAGTCAATTACCTCCTGATGTACTTAATCAAATACTTGCAGGACTTCAAGGAGGAGTGTTATGATAAAGACTAATGTAAATAAGTATTTTAATCATGGCTTTTCAAATCCTATGTTACAACAATACGCTAATGAAGGTGCTAATGTATTAGTTTTACCGATATGTCCAAAATGTGAGAGGATTGGTCTTAGAGATAAAGGCTGGGCTCTCCACAAAACAATGGCCTGCCCACACTGTGGCTATAATGGTCGTGCTACACACCAACTTAAAGCTTATCTTGATGAAGAATTATATAATTAGGGTTCAGCTCCTTTAATGCTGTAGGGTTCAGCTCCTTTAATGCTGTAGGGTTCAGCTCCTTTAATGCTGTCAAATACAGGTGTAGACCTGAAAATACTAGGAGGTTAAAATGGATAATGAATTATTGCAAGAGGACCTTATAGATGAAGATGAATTTATTGACGACAACGAAGTCGAAGACGATGATGAGTCTATTGAGGAACCAGAAACAGAGGAAGAAATTGATGAAGAGGATGAAGGGGACGAAAAAGAGGAACATTTTTATACCCAAGACCAAGTAGAAGCAGCTATAAAAGCTCGTGTAGGTACTTTTAATAGAAAATTAGACAAAATGAAACCCTATGAGACAGCTGTTAAGAAAATTTGCGAACTTACCGGGTTGGATGTTAATACTTTAATAGGCAGACTTGATAGTATGTCTGACATTGAGCAGGCCAAAATTCTTGGTATAACTCCTCAGCAGTTAGCTCAACAGAAACAGTTGAGGCAAACACAGAAGTCTGTTACTGAACAAGCTCAGAAATTACAAAGAGAATTAGATGAGCAGAAGCTTATGGCAGACCCCAAATACAAAGACTACCCGTTATTTAGGGAAGAAATCTACGAAATCATGGATGATAACCCTAAATTAACAATTAAACAAGCTTATATATTAGCAAAAGGAGACTTAGGTACTAAAGCTGCTGTAAGGGACGCCGAACAAAGGGCTATAGCAAAAATGACTAAGTCATCTAATCAAAAAGTAGTAAAACCGGGAAGTACAGGTGGAAAATCTGCTCCAAAATTGGATAAAGCTACAATTTCTGCTGCTAAAAGAGTTGGCATGGACCCAGCGGAATATGCTGCTTATGCTAATATGACAAGCTTGGAAGACTATGAAAGAATGAAATCCAAAAAGAAAGGAAAATAAATTATGGGTGTGACTAATTTAGATATACTTAAATTAAAAGGTTTAAAAGTTGATGTAACCTTAGCTCCTATAACCACACCAGATGCCACGGATGAAGCTTCTGCTATCGCACTGGCAAATGCTAATAAAGCAAAAATAAATGAAATAATTGCGGCCGTTGTAGGCCGTTAAGAAGGGAGATAACACATGGCTAAATATGTATATTCACTAGATAATTCACAGCCAATGACTGTGAAGATTACTACCAATGCTGCCGTTGTAGAAGGCGATATATTAGCAATTACTTCAGGCCTTGTTGGACCATTGACTGCTGCAGACGATAATATAATCGGTATTGCAATGGGCGATGCTGCTTCTGGGGCTGAAGCTTCAGTACTTTTAATAAACCCAATGTCTGTTATTAGAGTTCCTTTTGCAGGTTCTACCAAGAAAACATTGGCTGCTGCTGATAAATTTGGGACTTTATTTGATTGGGATGCTACTAATAAGGTCTTAAATTTAGATGATACAACTGGCGGGGTATTCGCTGTAGTAAATTATGTCAATGAAGATGCTACTGCTGGAACAGGTACTGCAGATGTTGTTATAAATGCTGCTAAACTGTGGACCGCATAAAAGAAGGGAGATAAACTATGTCATTACAATCAACCAATTTTCAACAATTACTAGAACCTAAGTTCAGGAAACTCTTCTTTGAAGCTTATTCAGAAGTTCCTGAACAGTACAGTAAAATATTCTCTGTAAAGAAATCCAAGAAAGCGAAAGAATACGATTACCACGTATCTGGAACTGGAAAATGGGAAGAAAAACAACCATCCGGTCCTATCGCTGAGGACACTATAGAACACGGACAGGAAGTTACTTATATCCACAAATCATACGCAAAGATGATTTCTGTGGAAAGAGAACTTGCTGACGACGACCAATATAATGTTATTGAGAAACTTCCTAAAGCTTTAGGACGTGGATGTCGTGTTACAGTAGAGGAGACTGCAATCTCTGTAATTAATAATGGTTTTACTACCAATGGCTATGATGGTGTTCCATTATTCTCAGCTGCTCATCCATTGTTAAGAGGTGGTACTGCTAGTAACTTATTAACTGCTGCTGCTTTAAGTGATACCTCATTAAAGCTTGCTATAGCTGCTATGAAAACTCAAACTCTTACCCAAGAAGGATTTAAAATGCAAGCTAATGCTAAGCAGCTTATAGTTCACCCTGATAATGAGTTTAACGCATTGACTATCCTTAATTCAACATTACAAGCTGGTACTGCTAACAATGACAAGAATGTTATTAAGAATAGACTTAGCTGCGTAGTTATGGACTATTTAGACGACTCAGATGCTTGGTTCTTGAGAGACCCAAGACTGTCTGAAACTAACTTCTTCTGGAGAGTTAAACCTGAGTTCAAAGCTACTGAGGTATTTGATAACATGGTTGCCAAATATCGTGGATACGCAAGGTTCTCTGTAGGATACTCTGACTGGAGAGGTTGGATGGGAAATCCAGGAGCTTAATGATTAAGGAGGGTACTTGTTATGAAAGGTAAGCAATTACTTGACCAACTTTCAGAATTCGGTGACGATGTAGTTGAAAGTTCTGTTCGTACTTGGATTGACATGGCCCAGAAAGAAGTCGCGCTGGACCTTCCGGTAGTTCAAACGATAACAACTAATAATGTAGTTAAAGGAACCACAGTTCCTGTGGCCACTGGTATACTCAATGTACTGTCAGCTTTCGATGAGGATGGTGAGTACCCTCTTACAAACATTCAAATTAAACCAGCCTCTCTAGTTTTTCTAGAGCCGGCTGGTTTTGTTACAGTTACAATTACTACGGGTGTACCAGATTATACAAATATGGCTGAAGAATTAACTATCCATCCATCACTTCACTCTGCTGTAATATATTACTTAATTAGTATGTATTATGATAAAGAAGGTGAAGGAGATAATGAAGAGAGTGGTTTAGCTGAGAGATTTTATCAAAGATGGCTTTATTATAAAAACTTAGCTATAGCTAATCTTAGTGGTACTAAACATAGTGAAGATAATATGAGTCCAGTAGATACTTTGGATGTAATGCCAAGGCCTTCTAGTCGTATAAAGAGGGAGTCATATTATGAGTAGGAAGAAAATGATAAGTTTTACTAATTTTAATAGAGGTATTAATAATACCTCTTCTTACGATGAGTTAGAGCCATCAGAATTAATAACGGCTATAAATATTGATTTACAAGCTAGAGGTGGATATACTCAACGAAAAGGGTGTTCTGTTTATAAGACATTAGAAGACGTAAATACTCCTATATCTTGTTTAATAAATTATCCTGAGAAACCACTCTTAGTTACTGATAAAAGTTTACGAGATTTTAACAATAATGTGATAACTTTGTTACTAAAATCTAACAATATATCTTATGAATTTTTTACTAACTCTAAATTGTACTTATTAGATGGTGAAGAGTATTGGGTTTATGATGGTACTACCTGTGTGCCTGTTACTCCGGCAGAGGAATCAGATTTAACTCCTATAAAGCGGTGTACTAGACTCATACAAAGGGGTCAAAGAATGTTTGCATTGGGTGACCCTCAAAACCCTAACTATTTATATTTTTCTGAGATTGGTGACCCAACTAATTTTAAAGCTTCATCTATTGTAAAAGCAGTTACAGATGATAATGATAAGTTAACTGATTTGATGTTATTCTCAGACTCATTACTTGTTTTTAAAGAAAGAGAGATATTTAGATGGACTGGTTGGGATCCCTCTACTGATGTTGAATTTAAGCCTCTTGATATAGGACATGGTGCAATACCAGGGACTGTACAGGTATCTGAAGACTATTTGATATTTGCAGATAATGAGGGAGTATTCTGTTTAAATACTGTGGAAGATAAATTGATTAAGTCTTATTATGTATCCAAGAACATTGAAGATATATACAAAACCTTAACTAATCTTGACAAAATGAGGTCTATTGTATATAAAGGTAATTATTATCTTGCTTGTTGCGATAATGGTACAGGAAAAAATAATCTTGTTTTAAAGGCTTCTTTAGGTATGGCTTATAACGGTTCAACTGGAGAGGGTGTAAGTAAGCTACTATTTCCGTGGGTTATATATAAAGGATGGAATGTAGCTGATTGGATAGAAGGTGATGATAATGAGTTATATTTTGGTTCATCACTCACGGGTATAATATATAAAGCCTTTGATGGCTTAAATGATGTTGATGAGCCTATATACTCTGAAGCTACTCATTATTTAAAATTAGAAGATGCTGTAGTTGTTAAAAAACTTAAAAAATTGTTTCTAATAGCTCAACAAGATGAGTCTCATGGCTGTACTGTTAGGTTAGATATAGAGGCCGGATATAATACTTATGCTAAAGAAATAGTTATAGATGAATCTGGTTCTTGGGATATTACTAATTGGGACGAATTTGTTTGGGACTGGGTTGATACAGTTATTAAAGAGATAAGGATAGGTAAAAAAGTAAATAGAATAAGAATTAAAATAAGCCATGAGGCATTAGATGAAGTAATGACTATATATGGCTTTGCAGCTTATTATAAATCAAAGAAACCAAGGGGGTCTAAGTATGGCATTTCAGATATCGAGATTGTATGATTTTCAGCCAGGTACGAAGGCACTGAGTAGTCAAGTAGACGATGAATTTAACCAATTAGTAGATGCTCATAATCAATTTGACCAATTTGTGGATACCTTCTTAGCTAAATTAGCTAGTACAGAGGGTGCTAAAGAGATAGGAGCTAAAGGTGGTAAAACTCTTGATAAAGCTGTATTATCTGATAATATACCTTATGTTAGGTTAAATGATGATAAAGTAATCGAGACTTCAACTGATGGGGTTACTTGGGAAGCTACTGGTTCAGCAGGACACTTAATAGTCAAATCAGATGGTACATTAATGGCTCAAAGGAGCAGACTAAAATTTAATAATACGGTAATAACTGATAGTCCAGCAACTAATGAGACTATTATTCAGGGTATAACAGGCCCACAAGGACCTCAAGGTATTCAAGGACCACAAGGGCCGCAAGGACCAAAAGGGGATACAGGTAATACAATTATACCAATTGTTGACCAAATTACTGGTATAATGAGTTTTACTGAAGGTATGCCTGGTGTTATTCCTGCTCCTGTGAATGTTAGAGGACCTCAGGGTATACCAGGACTACAAGGTCCTCAAGGTCCTCAAGGACTTATGGGTCCTCAAGGAGCACAAGGACCAAAAGGTGATAAGGGAGACCAAGGACCTCAGGGTATTCAAGGTATTCAAGGTCCAATCGGACCGAAAGGTGAACAAGGACCTCAGGGTCCACCTGGGTTAGCTGGTGAACAGGGGCCAAGGGGTCTTCAAGGACCAAAAGGTGATAAAGGAGATAAAGGCGACCAAGGAGAACCTGGCGCAAGAGGCCCTAAAGGCGATACTGGTGATAAAGGTGATAAAGGGGATCCAGGTTTAACAGGTCCACAAGGACCTCCGGGTGCTCAAGGACCTATGGGTCCTCAAGGACCAAAAGGTGATAAAGGTGCAGATGGAACTTCATTTGCTATCAAAGGTATTTATCCAACACTTTTAGCATTACAAACTGCTCATCCTGTGGGTGATGTAGGAGACGCTTATGCAGTTGGAACAGAGATGAGTAATGTGATTTATAACTGGGATATAAATATTTCTAATTGGGTTAACCTTGGTCCATTACAAGGACCTCAGGGCCCACAAGGTATACAAGGTATACAAGGACCTCAAGGTATTCAAGGTATCCCAGGTGAAAAAGGGGAGAAAGGCGATACTGGTCCTAAAGGTGATAAAGGGGATACAGGTAAGGGGTATTATCCTCAAGGTACTTGGATACCCGATAGGTCTTATGTTAATAATGACGCTCAGATAGATGTTGTATATCTTGATGGTACCTCCTACTTTTGTAAGTTATCTCATACCTCAGATGCTTTAAATACTCCCCCTAATGATACTTATTGGGGTTTGATGGCCCTTAAGGGTGCTCAAGGTGAGCCTGGGGAACAGGGACCTCAAGGAGTACAAGGTGAACAAGGACCCCAAGGTATTCAAGGTATTCAGGGAGAACCCGGGCCTGGGACTTATTATGGAGTTGCCTCGGGAACTGATACTTATGTATCAACTATTACTGAGGTCGAGAGTTTATTTGAAGGACTGGGTGTTAGGGTTAAATTTATTAATGCTAATACAGGTCCTGCTACATTAAATATTAATGATTTAGGTGCTAAGGATATTGTTAAAAGTAATGGTAGTGCTTTAGCTGCTGGTAATATAAAGGCAGGCCAGATATGTCACTTGGCCTACGGTGGCACAAATTTTCAATTATTGGGTGAAGGGGGTGAGTATGGAACAGCAACAGCCAGCGATGTGTTGCAAGGAAAGACTATTGGAACAGAAGATGGTTTGGTTGATGGGACAATGCCAAATAGAGGTACAGTAACTAATACCATCACTACACAAGGTGGTAGTTATACAATCCCAAGTGGTTATCACAGTGGGGCAGGTAAAGTGACAGCAAGTTTCAACAATTTAAGTGCAGGTAATGTGAAAAATGGGGTTAATATTGGTGGGGTAGTTGGAACCTACGCCCCTCTAGCAGGATATACATGGACCCAAAGAACGAGCAGCTTCGATACCTCTACTATATATGGTGTATGCTATGGTCAAGGAATGTTTGTGGCTGTCGGAGCAAGTGGTAAGTTAGCAACCTCCACTGATGGCACTACATGGACTCAAAGGACAAGTAGCTTCGGTACCACTAATATACAAGATGTATGCTATGGTCAAGGAATATTTGTAGCTGTTGGTTCAAGTGGTAAGTTAGCAACTTCCACTGATGGCACTACATGGACCCAAAGAACGAGCAGCTTCGATACCTCTACTATATATGGTGTATGCTATGGTCAAGGAATGTTTGTGGCTGTTGGTTCAAGTGGTATGTTAGCAACTTCCACTGACGGCACTACATGGACCCAAAGAACGAGCAGCTTCGATACCTCTATTACTATAAGGGGTGTATGCTATGGTCAAGGAATGTTTGTGGCTGTTGGAAATAATGGTAAGTTAGCAACTTCCACT